GTTTAGCAACCTCAATCAACCAGTGCGCCATGGTTTCGCCACCGTCTTCAAATTCGCTTAATTTTTCTAATTTACTAAACCTATCTACACCTTGCCTGGAAAAATTACGGCAAATATCTTCAAGCCATTTTATAAATTCCTGCCCCCATTTGGCCAATGCGGTTTCGGGGTCGCTGCCTGTTCTTGCAGCAAGAGACTTATTCAAATTATCTACACCTTGCCTGGCACCAGCACCACCTGTAATCTTGCCCATCATGGTGTCAAATCTCTCGTCACCGGTAGCCTCCGCCACACCTTGCTGATCTTTTTGTAACCATCCGTAGACACTGACTAGGTCACTGGGAAAGTCTTCGTCATAGTTGAATACAGACCTGGCTCTTTTATTACCTAGGTCTTTTACTGCTATAGGCCAAGCCGCATCTAATACTGCGTTCTCGTCTTTGATATTTGGGTTTGCGTTAAACACTTGTTTTGCTAGATCTTCGGCATACGATTCCGCCAACGGTTTCTTATGTTTTACATCACCCTGTTTCTCAGCTTTCTTCTTATCCTTGTGCTGACCAGCACCACCCATTTTAGCGTTCTTAGCAACAAAGTTACGAGGCTTTGGTGTTTCTTTCTTTTCTTGTGCAAGGATGCTATCTTCACGCCTCTTTCCAGGAGCTGTAGCAACAACACCTGCACTGGTCGCACCACTTGTGGCAGTTTCTAGCACATAGTGAGTGTCTTCGTTGTTTTTTATTTTTTTAAATTCGCTGGTCATTTTGTTTTATTCCAATTTGATACAGGGCTTACAGTATTTGTACCAGATAACTCTTTACTACTCATGTCACCGTGGTTAAGATCTGTATAATTTGCCCCTGCAATTTTGTAGGCTTGTTTAAGGATATCGGCTTCTACTTTAGTATAGGGGGCGGTTACTTTCCTTTTTCCAAGCCAGCTTAGGTAATCAACGTCTGGATTGTTTGTCCCGTCGCACATTGCGGCTGCAAGTCCGACCCTGTTAAAGGTGTAGTCACTATTGGCTTTTTCTGCATCACTGAATAGGTGTAATCCTCGTGTAGAGTTCTGTTGTCTTTTTGACAACTTGCCCGTTGTGCGTTCAGTGATAAGTTCGAGTATCTTCATAATGTATTATTTACCACGTCCGAACCATAACTTAAACCATTCATCTGTACCAGGTTTAATGCCCTGCTCACGTTGTATCTGTCCTTTATTACTGCCTACAACAGGTTGTCTTAGTGTAGCATTGTATTCTGCAAGCCGGGCTTGCCCGCCTAATCCGCCCATAATGCTAGTTGCTTTTAAGGCATGAATCGGATCTTCTGGGGCTAGATAAGCGTCATCTCCACTATCTTGCGGAACGTCATTTACGGTTATTCTGTATTGCTTCATTCATAATAATCTTATTGATTAAGATATCCATAACATCTTGCACATCTTCGCTGACTTTTACGCAACTATCTTTACCGTTCTTGGTACCGTTATAACGATACCCATCCCAACAGGCTTTGCCATCTGCGCCTTTTTTCTTAGATTCGTCTGCATATCTTACACGCACTTCTCTTTTCTTAAACATATCGATACTGGGCTGAGTTAGTGGTTTATCCTGAGATTGAAAATATTTACGCATTTCATCAGGTGTTGGTTTAGGCTTATCTGTTTGTTTTGTATCTTTGGTTTTAAATAATGATAGTTCTTCAACTTTCTCATCGTTAGCAAACTGTTTCTTAGTTGCTTTAACAATGCCACTGAAACGTTTGTCTGCAAGTTTATAGTTGCCTACTTTGTCAGCGGCACTAGCTTGGGCCCCAGCAGCCTTCTTATATTGTCCTAATTTCTCGTTAGATAATTCTTTTAAATTACCCCACTCGTCTTTGCTAGTAGTGTCACGTTTGGCAATGTTTCTGCCTTTTAAATGTTCTTCGCGACGTTTGTCTCCGGCAGCACGTAGTTTAGCAACCTTACCATCATCTTTATTAGCTAGTCGGCTTGCAGCATTAGCCATTGCATTGCTAGGTTCTTCTGCTACACCTTCACCTCCCCCGCCGTCTCCTTCACCAGATTCTCCACTACCGTAATAGCCATAGCCTGGAAAGAAATATCTGCTCAAAGATCTTGAAGTTTTTTTCTTTTTCTTTTTTGAGCCTTCCGCTACAGCTTTTGCTTTCTTAGGTTTAGGAGCACTCATAGCGGTCATACGTTCTTTAGCCTTGTTCATTAGATCACGTACTTCGTCGTCTCCAATTTCTGGACTCATAGCATCACGCCATACTGCAAATTGTTCTTGTTCAGACTTACTAGGATCCATTAATACTTGACGCATAGGTGTAGCTCGAGGCCCTTCTTCTCCTGCACTAGGATCGCCTGTTTCTTGACGACTTATTACGTCTAAATTGTCAAAACTGTATAAAATATTTCCTGATTTGTCTGGTTTATTGTTGTAATTCTTCAGATATTGAAAGGCCTTAACTTGATCAGCACCTAGTACTACTGTGACACTTGTATAACCTTGTTGATTTAAATTTGCTAATACACGAGTTAGATCTGGAATTTCATCAGTAGCAGGTTGGAAAATATGTCCGCTTTGTGGAAATACTTTTTTGTAGATTGCTATCTTTTCATCTGGAGTAATTGGATCATCTTTACCAACTGTCTTGCTAACAACAAAATAAGGATCACCGCCTACTTTGCCAGCCTGTGTTATAACTGAACTGGCTAGCATCATGTGTCCTTTGTGACCCATACCTCGGCCCCAACCTATAACAGCAGTTTTACCTTGACCGGTGCGTTGTATTGCTTCAAATATATTTCTTAAAAACATCTTAGTCCCTTCTTGGTGCCCAATTAGCTTGATCAATTGCCTTGACAAATTGTCCTGGCATGTCTTGTTTGAATGGTGTACCGGGATGTGCCTGTACATATCCTTCTGGCTTAGTTTGACGAATACCGCCGTGTGTACCAGAACTTAACTTTGTTATCAGTTGTAGTTTTTCTTTACTCAACATCTCTACAGCATTTAATACTGCGTTAAGACCTCTTTGATCGGCTAGAATCTTAGCAGCCTGGCCTGGAGAAACATTGTCATTAACCCAGTCTTGGAACTTGTCCTTAACTCCGGGAATGCGTAAATTTTGATTATAGAATTTGTATAGAACGTCACCTGGTTTAGTCAGTCCTGGCTTAGGTGCTAAGAATCCATCAATAAGAGCAGCATTAGCAGCAATAAACTTTTCAGCAGCAGCTAGACCTTTGTCTTCTACACCGGGCGCCTGCTCAACATAAGTAGTACCTTGTACAATAACATCCGGTGTGCTCAATGCTTCTGCATTGGGATACCGACCTTCTTCGCTACTACCTAATGCGTCATAATATCCTGTGACAGCAACCATAACCTTAGCAACCTTAATACGTTTGCCTAGATCACTAGCTACCGGAATATGGAATGCTGTTATATTAGGAGTAAAATCGTATTCTTGTGTTTGTGGATTTAACTGTGCAGGCTTACTAGGGTAGAATAATAATCCACCTTCTACATAACCTTTCTGTGGACTTACTTTTTCAAAGTAGGGCCAAAGGTCCATCATTTCTTGTGCAAATGCCTGTCGTTGCGGCATCTGTTCTGGAGTAGCTTTGCCAGTACCAAGCACAAAGTTCTTAATATCCTCTGGACTATACATAGCTGTAGGAACACCGGGTGTAACTTCCATCTTACCACGCTTGAGATATTCCCAAGCATTCTTTGGAATCATTGAGAAGCGACCCTGCTCATCCTTGCCCCAGTACATGACAGGACTACCATCCCATTTTAATTCAATCGTACCACCTTGATTACCCATGCTTTGCAATCGTTCAACAGCATGTAGACCACCAGTGCTACCATTGGTAAACACTAGATCTTCAATATGTTGATACTTACGACCTACTGTAGGTGCCGCAGCTTCAATAATTAATTCGCGGATTTTCATAGGATATGATCTATCAAGAATCTAAACCATTCTTGACTACCCTCTTTAAGATCCATGCCTGGAAAATATTTGTCTCTAATAGCAACATATTTTTCTGGATATGGTTTTAGAGCAGCCATTACTCGTTGTGGGTTTCCCATATCGGCAGCTGATGCAGAAGGTCCAATAATAATTTTGGCAATTTCGTCTTTGTTGTTAGTGACTAATTCTTTAGTCATACGATCGACTAGGCCTTTGTAAGGACTCATCATAACACTTTCGTGCCCTTCGACGCTACTCATATTGGCAAGGTCTGCCCACATACCATGTAGTGTCCCACCTTTCATTTGTGGATCACTGTAGTCATGTGTATGCAGTGGTTGAGCGGCAGCAGCATTTTCTACTGCCATTAGGTCAACTTGTACTACATCTTGTGTTGCACCAATTGGAATACCAACGTGAATGCTAACACCTGTACGTGCGGCAAACAGGCCTTTGCTCTTAAAATAATCTTCTAATGCTTTGCGACTTAGTTTTAATTCTTTAGCAGGAAAAGCCTTCATTAGTTCGCTGGCATCTATTAGTGCATCTATGTCACTGCTGACTTCTTTATGCCCTGCTGATCCAATAGGATATAAATTTAATCCTTGTGGAAGAATCTTTTTTAGATTAGCCATTACTAAAGGAAAATCTGCCTTTCGTAATTCAACTGCATTTGGTATAACGTTTCCGCCTTCATTTAACTTCATGATATTATCCTAACTTATACTTTCCTGCCCCGATATCGTCATAGTAATGATCGTGTATTCTATGGCACATCTCTTCTCTAAACTTTACGGGAAAAATTTTACTTAATTTACCCTGTAACTTTTCTTTTTGGTAATATTCTTTACAACCCTTTTTTACCATAGGCATGTATAATTCTAGAATCATTTCCGGTTCACACTCTTTTAAAGTTTTTATCTTTTTAGCAATAGAGAAGAAATAATCCTTGTGTAACTTATCGTGGTCAATTATAAACCAAAATAAATCATCATCGAGGTTATCAAGATTTGGAGATTTGCTCTTAACGTCTTTATTAACATCAAGCGGCTTATTAAAAAATTCAAGTAGTTTCATGGCGTATTAGTGATTGTATTGGATTGATGTAACAGCGCCTTCTTCAATCTGTATGTATCCTCGGACCCATACAAAGTTACCTGTGAAGTTAGAGAGATCGACACTAGATTGTGTTCTAGCGTCAAATTCTGTGTAGCTTACATCTGTATTTGATACTGTGAACCAGTCTGACGATACTGGTTCTGATGCTAGAGTAGCTTGCATAGTAACAGTCCCGATGAAGTATCGAGTGGTGTTATATGCTACTGTATGGAATCCATCACTTCCACCGAAGTATCCGTCTCCTTTAACCCTATCGCTAAGAAAGGAAAGGACGCCTGTTCCTGTATTTGGGTAATCTACAAGAACCGTGTTAGTACCACTTGTGGTATGAAAAATGAGATTTTGACTGAGTGCTGGCATAATACGTTATTTATGCCACTAATGCGTTCTCCCGCAAGATGAACTCTTCGGTCTTTTTAACGTATCCGCTAAGGTATAATCCTATCATACTCAACATTTTATCGTCTATAACATACATAAACGGGTCTTGTGCGTAGTTTCGTTGACTCATAAGCCAGCGCCTGCTAGTTTCACTTATTACTATGTTGTTTCCGTACTTATCCGCCCAGATTAAAAATGCTGACCTCTTATCTGGAGAGAATTTACTCTTAAAAAATACTCTATACTTGTACATATCCTTAGGGTATGTATCGCATAGAATTTTCTTATGGCCGTTACTTAACAAGAATTTAAGTTCTTCCTGTGTAGTAGGACCGCTAATTTTCTTAATCCATTGATCGAGAGCATTATCAATTTCTTCAAGAACACTAGGATCTTTGCAAAATAGGTTAAAGTGACAATTCTCAACTCTAATCTGAATTTCTTCTTTTCTATCTAAGAAAGGTTCTACAGCATTAATAAATTCTAAAAATGTAACTGTATCCAGAGTTTTGGATAGGGGTACAACCGGCGCACCTTTACCTGTGTTACACCATTCTTTACACGAATCAATGCCGCTGTGGATAATTCTAGAAGCTCCGGCTTGCCGGCATTCTACTTTGTACGGCCACTTATTAAAAAAGAGCTTACTCGACTTCAGCTTTTGAATTGGAGTTTTCATCTGTAACTTTGATCTTTTCAACAGGTAACACATCTATAACATTAAGTTTGAGTAGTTCGTTTTCGATGCTAACTTCTACTACTCCGCCGTTAGTTAACTTGCCAAACAAGATTTCTTTACTTAGTGGCTTCTTAATAAACTCATCGATAGTACGTTGCAGTGGTCGGGCACCCATTTTACTGTTAAATCCTTTTGCAATTAAGTATTCAACTGCTTCTGCATTTAGTTTAATATGTATATTCTTATCTTTGATCAGTGCGTTAAGTTCATCGATGAATTTCTTAACTATCTTGATCATATTAATTTGATCTAATTTGCCAAATTTAACAATACCATCTAAACGATTGCGAAATTCAGGAGCAAAGAATTTATTAACAGCATCCTTGGTATCTCCATCTCGTTCTAAGCTACCAAACCCTACACCGTTCTTTTCATTATCCGCTGCACCTAAATTACTGGTCATAATAATAATAGCATTGCGACCATCGGCTTTCTTACCGTTGCTACCAGTAATAAACCCATTGTCCATTAACTGTAACATTACGGTCAACACATCTGGGTGTGCCTTTTCGACCTCATCTAGCAATAGAATACAGTTAGGATTTTCTTGTAGATTAGTAATTAACTGTCCAGCATTATCATCAAAGCCAATGTATCCAGGAGGAGCACCAATAAACTTTGCTACTGAGTGTTTCTCTTGAAATTCACTCATATCAAATCGTACAAGTTTAACACCCATGCTGTTAGCAAGTTGTTTAGCAACTTCTGTCTTACCAACACCGGTTGGCCCAACAAACAAGAAGCTACCTACAGGTTTGTTAACAGCCTTAAGACCTGCTTGTGAAATAAACACTTTGTCTAACAAACTCTCAATAGCAGTTTCTTGTCCAAATACTTTACTACGTAGATTCTTTTCTAGACCAGCAAGATTTAAACCTTCTTTAGAATTAATTTGTTCTAATGGCAAGTTTGCAATTTTTGCAACTTCGAATAAGATTTCATCGTGATCAACAACACCGTTTTCTTCATCTTTAACTTTGAAACGAGCACAGGCACAGTCAATTAAATCAATTGCTTTATCGGGCAACTTTTTATCACTCATGTATTTTACAGAATATGATACTGCATCAAGAATTGCTTGATTTGTAATTTTAACACCATGATGCTTTTCGTAATACTTTCTAAGTCCTTTTAAGATCTTTACTGTAACTGCTTCACTCGGCTCGTCAACAGTGACACGTTGAAAGCGGCGCATTAACGCACGATCTTTTTCAAAGTGCTTGCGAAATTCTTCCCAGGTAGTAGATGCAATAACTTTTAATGTGCCTTTGCTTAGTGCAGGCTTTAACATATTAGCCATATCGTTGCTGCCTCCACTGACTGCACCAGCACCATTCATCATATGTGCTTCGTCAATGAACAAAATACATTTGCCTTTCTTTTCAATGGCACCAATAATCATCTTTAGCCGTTCTTCAAAGTCTCCGCGATACTTACTGCCAGCTAGGATAGAACTAATATCTAAACTATAAACAGTATGATCTTTAATAAAATTTGGAACATTTCCCTCAACAATTTTACGAGCAAGTCCTTCTGCAATAGCAGTTTTACCCACACCCGGATCTCCAATTAACATAACATTAGCTTTGTTTCTACGAGCTAGTACTAGTTGCATTTCTTCGATTTCTTTTTCACGACCAATAACTGGATCAATTTTCTTTGCCTTAGCACGGGCTGTTAAGTTTGTGCAAAATTGATTGATCATCCTTTCTACTTGAGGATTTCTGCTCTGTACTTCTGTAATTTCGTCGTCTTCATCTTTAGTATTTTCTTTTTGTATAAAGCTGAGAAATTTATCTTTATCAATCTTAGCTTTTCTAATGAAATAGTTTGCGTAACTTTTCTTTTCGGCAAACATACTAATAAAGCAATCGATAGGTTCAATAACCTGTCTGCCTGAAAATAAGACATGTGTAAATGCACGATTTAAAACCTTATCTACTGTATGAGTTTTCTTAGGTCTGTCTACCTGGAGATTAACAATTTCTTTTAAATCTTCTTGAATAAATTTTGTTACATCTTTAGTCAGTGTTTTAACATCAGCGCCAAAACTTGTTAATAGTTTCGCAAATGATTCATTGGTTACTAAACTATGTAAGAAATGTTCTAGCGTAACGTATTCATGATTGTATTCGCCTGCTAAATTTACAGCAGATTCGAAAATTTGTTCTAAGTCTTTATTCGGTTGTAGCATTAAGTTTTCCTTCTTTAATATTTAAGAAATTAATTGTTTAACAAGATCTTTTTGTTGTTGATTTAGATCAGTTGGTATGGTTATGTTGATTTCTAAAAGAAGTCTTCCTTTCATCCTTGGGTCTGCCATGTACGGCATTCCGTATCCTTGTACTGCCAATGTCTGTCCTGGTTGTGTGCCTGGAGCAACATTAACTTCGAGTGTCTTTCCATCTAAGGTATCAAACTTAACAGTTTTACCTAGTATAGCATCAAAGCAACTAACAGTCAATGTTCTTAACAAATCATCACCTTGCCTTTGATAGATATGATGTGGTTGAATATTAATTGTTAAATGTATGTCTCCTCTAGGCACATTGTTATAAGTGTCATCACCCATTCCAGCAAGCCGCAGTACTGTGTTGTCTCTAACTCCCGGAGGAATTTTAACTTCTAACACTTGTTCAAGTCCACTAGGTAATCCTACATTGGCCATCAAGTTTTTGCCAAGATAGGCTTCTTCGAGTGTAATAGTAGTTTGTAAATTTAAATTACGATTTCTTTGAGGTTGTCGAAAACCTTGTCCAAAGAAAGGATTTCCGCCCTGCCCAAATGCTTGAGCAAAGAAGTCTTCGAATCCTGGAGGAACACCTCCACCAAAATGGAATCCGCCTCCTCCAAATTGTGGTTGAGGATTATCATACTGTTGTCGTTTTTCTGGATCGCTTAGTGTAGCGTAAGCGGCCTGCACTTCTTGAAACATAGCAGTATCTCCACCTCTATCTGGATGGTGCTGCGCGGCTAATTTTCGGAAAGCCTGTTTAATTTCGTCTTGGCTAGCGTTTCTAGGAACGCCTAATGTTTGATAATAGTCTGTCATAATAGAAAAAAGGTATAGTAAATTATACTATACCCTTTGGTGAATGTCAACAAATTATTTCTTCGCTGGCGGAACTTCTGTCCCCTCTAGCTTTTTATGTACTTTAATTTTCTTACATTCTTGGACAGGCTTGCCATCTTTACCGTTAACAACCTTTCCGGCTTTGTCTACTTTGTCTTTGCAAACTTCTTTCATTTCTCCGCCAGCAAATGCTGGACTGGATAATACTAAACATAGACCTGCTACAAATATAACATTTTTCATTTTATTTTTCCTTTTAGATTTCTGGTTGGAAGGCAGGGGCTGGGGCAGGCTTGCCTCCAAATCCTGCTACTACTGCGGGTGCTGTTGAGACTGGGGTTGTTCCCCAACTTGGTGCTGCGTTAAAAGATCCAGACGTTGGCGCTCCAAAGCCTGTATTTCCGCCAAAGCTACTTGGTGCTGGTGAACCAAAGCTGCTGGAATTGCCGAAGCCTCCTGATTGCGGTTGGCTAAATGTTGAAGACCCGCCCGCAAATCCTGCTCCTGATGTTTGTAGTCCGCCATTGTTTGCTCCTCCTAATTTTTCTTGTGTGCGACCAAACGCCGCAATACCTAATACTGCACCCATGGCAATGTGGAATAGACCAGCACCTTGCAGTGTTAGTGGATTCCATTGTGTAATGTTTGTGCCTGTGGTTGTTTGCAATAGACTCCATAAAATTGGAAATACAACCATGTCCATGGTACAGACCAGCATATACATCCAGCCCATCATTGGA